ACCACCACCACGGTTACGGAAAGTGTTGGTGTAACGACTCAATTTAGTTTTACAGAGAATAATAACTATCTCAAGATTCCTCCAGCGGTTATTGGTGTAAACAAGATTTTTCGCTTTGATGGATCAAACACTACAACAAATAACATGTTTAGTGTTAAGTATCAATTATTCTTAAATGACATTTATGGTTTAGGATCTACAGAAATCTTGAGTTATGCGATGACCAAGAGATACTTAGAAGATCTCGACTTTGCACTAAACACGGAGAAACGAATTAGATTTAATCAAAGACAAGATCGATTATATTTGGATATTGATTGGGGCAGTGTCAAGAAAGATGAATATCTCATTCTCGACTGTTATAGAACTATTGATCCCTCAGATTATTCAAGAGTCTATAACGATTCATTCTTAAAAAGATATCTAACCGCTCTCATTAAAAGACAGTGGGGCCAAAACTTGATCAAATTCCAAGGTGTAAAACTCCCAGGTGGCACTGAGTTAAATGGAAGACAAATTTATGATGATGGTATGAGAGACCTTGAAATCATCAGAGAGCAAATGTCTAACACATATGAACTCCCACCTCTTGATATGATCGGGTAAGGATTATGTTAAATCCATTTTTTCAACAAGGTTCATCAGGTGAGCAAAGTCTTGTACAAGACTTAATTAATGAACAACTCAGAATGTATGGTGTAGAGGTTCACTATATGCCTCGTAAATACATGACTGAAAAAACTCTCATGAGAGAGGTTGTTGAGTCTAAATTTGATGACGCATATCCGATTGAAGCCTATGTTGAATCTTTTGATGGATATGGAGATAATCCAACATTACTTTCAAAATTTGGAATACAGCAAACAAACGAAATTACCTTAATCATTTCAAAGGAGAGATTTGAAAACTATATCTCTCCTTTGATGAAAAATGAGTCTAATGTAAAACTTTCTACTCGCCCCAAAGAGGGTGATTTAATTTATTTTCCACTAGGAGATCGTTTATTTGAAATTAAATATGTTGAACATGAAAGACCTTTCTATCAGTTACAAAAAAATTATGTCTATGAATTAAGATGTGAACTCTTCCGCATTGAAGATGAAGTCATCGATACTGGTGTTGATGAAATTGATGATACTCTTGAAGGAATTGAAGGTGCAGATGGAGACATCATCTTCCAGGGTGTTGGTCTTCAGAAGTTTACACTGGTTGGAACTGCAACGTCTGCAACTGCAGTAACCACTGTCGTAGATGGTGCAATTAGATTCATTGATATTACCAATAGAGGTTCTGGTTATCTTGCTAGACCTAGAGTTGCAATATCTTCTGCACCAGCAGATATCACGGGAAGATTATTTGGTGATAGATCTGACGCATGGCATTTTACAGATTCAGGTGGCAATATTACTGGTAGCACTGGTTCTGGATATGAAGCATCTACAGTATATGATTTAGTTGGTGGATCTGGATCTGGAGCTAAAATTTTTGTTAGTAGTGTAAGTACTGGAACTCCTGTCGGAGCGATTGTTGCAGTAACCTCTGGCCTTAGAATTGTTTTTGGAGGATCTGGTTACAGTGTAGGAGATGTTTTACAAATTGATGGTGGTAATGGAGCAGCGCATATTAAAGTTGCTAGAGTAACTACTTTAGGTGGAGTAACTGGTATCGCATCCGCATTTACTCTTGGAAATATCGTTGTTTGTACAGGATCTGCACAACCAAACAGCAATCAACTTGTCGTACAGAGTGCTCCACTCGTAAATCCAGGATCTGGATACACAGTTGCACCTAAGATTCAGTTCTTCACTAATAACACTGACGGAAAGGGAACAGGTGCTGCAGGAACATCTGTGCTTACGGACTTTGGTGCTGTCGGTATTGTTACCGTTACTGGAGGGGGTTCAGGATACACTACAGCGCCTACAATCACCTTTACTGGAGTATCTACAGTCTCTGCTGCTGCAACAGCGGTTGTGAGCGCAGCAGGAACCATTTCTGCAATTTACTTAACAAATGCAGGTGCTGGATATACAGTACCACCAACAATTTCTATCGCAGTTCCTGGAAGTTCTTCCTCTGGAAACTTCTCATTCAACGAAACTATCACTGGTGGAACTTCTGGGGCAACCGCCAAGGTAAGAAAATGGAATGCAGAGACTGTTGAACTGGATGTTTATGATGTTGATGGAATATTCCTGAGAGGAGAGACCATTACAGGATCTTCCTCTAGTGCAACTAGTATTATTAGAGTGATTGATGATGGTCCTGGAGAGACTGGATATGAGGATAATGATGGGTTTGAAACTGAAGCAGATGAAATTTTAGACTTTAGTGAAGCCAATCCTTTTGGCACTCCATAAATATAGTGTAACAAGAATCTAAAAATGTTTGAATATTTTTATAACGAGATCTTGAGGAGAACCATTATTTCTTTTGGTACTCTGTTCAATGATCTTGAAATTAAGCACACGGACTCTTCTGATAATACCACAAGTATTATCAAAGTTCCGTTAGCTTATGGTCCTATTCAAAAGTTTTTAGCAAGACTTGAGCAGTCTCCTGACTTGAATAAATCGACGGCAATGTCATTGCCTCGTATGTCATTTGAGTTTACTGGTTTGACTTATGACCAAACCAGAAAGGTAACTACAACACAGCAATTTACTGTTAAAGATCCTGATAATGATACTGGTGTTAAAAAAGCATATATGCCAGTTCCTTATAATATGCAATTTGAATTGAGCATCATGACTAAGTTAAATGATGATGCTCTTCAGATTGTAGAACAAATTTTACCTTACTTCCAACCAGCATATAACCTTACAGTAAATTTGGTTGGATCTATTACTGAAAAGAGAGATATTCCTGTGGTGTTAGAAAACATCACAATGCAAGATGACTATGAAGGGGACTACAAAACTCGTAGAGTTCTCTTGTATACATTAAGGTTTACTGCAAAAACATATCTGTTTGGCCCTGTTTCTTCTGCTACATCAGATATCATCAAATCTGTTTCTGTTCGTTATCTTTCTGGAGACAGCAGGAGCACTACCAGAGATGTTACCTATAGACCTACTCCTAGAGCAATTAAAGATTACACTGGAGATGTCGTCACTAATCTTGCAGAGGATATTGAAACAACCACAACATCATTTAATGTTGATAGTGGATCTGCAATCACACTTAAAAAATATGTTGAGATTGGTGGAGAAGAAATGTTTGTTACCAAGATATCTGGTAACAAAATTACCGTCGAAAGAGGTAAAGATGGAACAACTGTCATTTCACACCTCAGAGGTGCAGAAATTAAGGGTATTGACTATACCGGCACAGAAGATAGTGATCTCGTAGAATTTGGAGATGACTTCGGATTTAGTGGTACATACGAATGAAAATGACTAAAAAATATGATGGTTTAGATGATGCATTTAACGTAGAGACAGAAATTGTCTCTGCAGAAAAAGAGTCAATCGAAGTTGCTAAAAAATTAGAAAGACAAAAAAGTGATGTTGATAAAGATTATGAGTATACAAGGGGTAATCTTTATTCTATAATTGAAAAAGGTCAAGAGGCAATCAATGGTATTCTTGAATTGGCTCAAGAAAGTGAAATGCCTAGAGCATATGAGGTTGCTGGACAATTAATCAAAAATGTTGCTGATGCGACTGATAAATTATTGGACCTTCAGAAAAAACTGAAGGATGTCAATGAAGAATCTAAGAAAGGTCCTACGAATGTAACAAATGCTCTTTTTGTTGGATCTACTTCAGATCTATCAAAATTTCTGAAATCTCAGAATGAAGATACAGATAAAAAATAAATATAACTAAAGCTGAGGTAATATTAAGTGGCATTAAAGAAGCCTTCCGATTTTTTTAAAGTTGAAAAAGAAAGTTCTCTAGATTCTGTTAAAGAAGAATTACATTCTTCAAAACCAGAAAAAATTGAGAGAATTTCTGAGGCTTTTAGTGCTTTCAAAAGTAATCTGAATCATATTCAATCTCTGACTGATTTTTCTTCAACATTTGAAAGTTTTAAAGAAAATGTTGAAAAAGTTGAAACTATTTCTAATGAGATTGGTGATGTAAAAAAAGAAATTCAAACTCTAATCAAAAAAGAAGAGTTGGATGATGCCATGATGGCACATCTCTTTTTTGTAGAGGAAGCAATTGAAAAAATTGAGAATAAGATCTCTGGTGTAAATGAAAATATTGTTAATAAAATTAGCGAGGACTTTTCAGGTCTTTCTGAAATGGTCAATTCGTTTTTAGATATTGACGTACCAAAATATAAAAACTTAATTTCAGAATCGGAAGTCCGAATTGATAATAGATTTTTAAATTTAAAATCCGAAGTAGAATCTTCTTTAGAGGAATTTAATTCTGATGTTAATGAGGAATTAAAAGAGATTGTAAAAAATGTAGAGACCATCAATGAAGACAGTCTGTCTGCAATAAGGGAGGAAGTTGGTGATATTGCAGGAGTTGTGGTAGATCTTCTTAATGAGGATCTACCAGAATATAAAAAGTTTTTTGCTGAAACTGAGTTAAGAACTGAAGAGAAACTTGATGAAGCTCAAAGTATCTTTGACGAAAAAATTAATTTTATCAATCAGACATATCATGAACGGTTAGAAGAATTAAACACCACCGTTAAAGAATTTACTGAAACAGAGATTCCAAAGTACAGCAAAATGCTGGTAGAATCTAAGTTAAAATCAGAAGAAGAAGTCAAAGAATTAGAAAAATCCGTTCTCGAAAAAGTCGATGGTCTAACGGAGCAAATTGAAAATCTCTATAAAGTCAACAATATCAAAGAGACTGATATTGATTCTCTTTTAGAAAAAGTTCAAACAACTGTTCAGGAATCAAAGAATCAAACTGGAGAAATCTTTGAATCTTATGCAAGATTGTGCAAGGATTCTAAGAAAAGAGAAGTAACAGAAGATAAAAAACTAAAAGCATTTTCTGGTCGATTAGAAAATTTTGCAGAAAAACTTGAAAAGATTGAAGAGACGACGGTTCAGGATGTTCTTGAACTTCAAGCTAATCTTGATATCAGCACCTCTGCATATCATGAAAGATTAAAGAAAGAAGTATACAAGTTTGAAGAAGAATTAGTTGAACAGATGAAAGGTCTTGAAGTCAACTTAAACACTAATGAAGTTCATATCAAGAAACAGAATGAACATATTGAAAACATCAAGGAAGAAGTCCAGGATGTAATCAGTAAACTTCATATTGATTCTATTGAAGAGAAGAATAAGGCTCTTATTGAAAAAGTAAATCACATTGAAGATGTTCTTTCTAAGTTTAGTGAAAAGACACTTCTGACTGAAGACACTCCTATCACTCCAGGAAGTCCTGATACTAAAACCAAAGATCCTCTCACCTCTTTGGATCAAAACTATGTGACCCTAAAACAGTTACAGGATCACTACAGACTGTTTATTAATAGAATACAAGTTCAACTGTCGTCTATCGGTGGCGGTGGTGCTGGGTTTGTCAAAGACCTTGCAGATGTTGATGTTACAGGACTTGCAGATAATTATATTCTTCAATATGATTCTGCATCTTCAAAGTGGTTAACTGTAGAAAATTCTGGTTCTAGTGGAGTTTCCACAGCAGCACAATCTCTTGTCCTTGATGCTAGAAATAATAATGTAGGATATGCAATTACGATTGGAACCCCAGTATATCAAACTGGATTCAATAGTGGACAAAATAGAATTAATATCGAAGAATCAAGGGCATCAGATTCCTCAACGATGCCTGCAAAAGGATTAACTGCATCCACTCTTGATAATAATACGAATGGTCGGATAATTGTTTATGGTGAATTAGAAGGAGTTGACACTTCTGCATTTGATGTTGCAGATGAACTTTATGTTGCTTCTGGTGGAGGTTTAACAAATACACGACCCACTGGAGCTAATGACCTAGTTCAAAAGATTGCAGTTGTTCTTAAGAAGTCTGCGTCTAATGGTGCTCTGCTTGTCTACGGTGCTGGTAGAACAAATGATGTTCCAAATACTATTAGCATCTCTGGAAATATAACTGCAACAGATGCAACATTTAGCGGTAATGTTTCTGTTGCAGGAACTATTACTTATGATGATGTAACTCATGTTGATTCTGTTGGTATTGTTACTGCAAGAAATGGCATTGAGATTGGGCCCAATAGTGCTACAACTATCATTTCTTTAGAAGCAGCTACATCAACAACCACAACAACAGATGAATCTAATATTGATACTTTTGATGCATCTGTCTTTAGGTCTGCACAGTATCAAGTACAGATAACCAGAGGATCTTTGTATCATGTAACAACGCTAAATGTGCTACATGATGGAACTGATGTTTACCTATCAGAATTTGGAACAATTAAAACTGGAGATGCTCTTGCAACATTTGATGCTGATATAAATTCTGGAAATGTACGAGTAAGAGCTACTCCTGCGTTTAGTTCTTCTACGGTGTTTAAGATATCTAAAACATTAACAAAGATATAAAATTCTATATAATTATGTTGTACTGGTAAAGAGTGATGAAATTCAAATGGGCTGCAT